GAGCCCGAGAGTAAGAAATGAAACGAGTACGTTTAGTTTGACCAGAGATTCGAGGGAGGATTCTTTTTCTTCACGTGCTTCTTCACGATCCATAAGCCACTGAGCAAAGCGTGCTTGGCGGGTAGGTTTCAATTCAGTTTTAGTTTCAGTTTCAGTTTCCATTTCAATTCCTCAATTAGATTACGCGTACACCGATGTTAATCGGATTGATTGTGTACTCGAATAGTTCTGGTGCAGGTGGTTCCTCTGCAGGTGCAATACCATACTCTGCTTTCTGCTCGTAGGTAAGGTTACCAAGGTTCTTGCCGACGTAAGCCCCACTCTCAGCACCAAATCGAAACGCCCTGAATATAGGGTGTCCCTCGATACCGCGCCACAAGCCGATAACTGTCATGGTCAATCAACGTCCGGTTCTTGTTGGAGCTGATACGAACGTAGAAGTCGCATCATGTATTCGTGATCAGGTTCTTCTTTTGCTACTGCCTTTAGGATGTGACGTGCAGCGGAAAGAGTAATCGTATTTTCTGTTGGGTCTACACCGGCGAAATTGACAACTCGGTAACTGTACACTCGATCACTAGCGGTAGGCATCATTGAACCGATTTGTTCTGAGTTAGTTAACGTGTAACTTCCCCAGGTTCCCGTGTCCAGGTGAACGACCCAATTATCAATGCGCCCATAGACTGTTTCTTGAAAAGAAAGCGGTGCAGGTGGAAAGTTTCCAAAGACTCCGGCATTTGCTGCTTCTAATGGGGTTAGTGGGCTCGTCGTCATTAAATCAGCAATGACCAAAGCATCTCCCGCAACAGCAGCTGCAGTGCCTGCTGGTGGGAGAGCTGCTTGTGTACCCGCTGCTTCAAAGAACAACGTCTTTTCTTCCATGGACATTCCAGCTAGATCGAAATAAGTTGAACTTACAAATATGCCAGTCCCAACAAGTTCCCAATAGCCTGTAGAATTGGCAGCTGCTAATTCCCAGTTACCAGGAGAAGTTTGGGTAAACAAGCCAAGGCCGTGTTCCTTTGCTAACGTCTTCACTTCTTACCACCTTTCTTTGATCCTTTCCAAGACTTGGCGGCACGCTTGAACAACGTCGCATGTGGAGTCTTGGGGTGTTTCTTCTTCAGACGTGCAAGTTCTTGCTTCATGTGCTTGTTGTACGCTGATGGTGCGCGCTTGACAGTCTTGACAGCCTTCTTGACTGTGGCTTTGCCTGCACGCTTGGCGGTTGCACGTGCTTCTTGCTTTGCACTCTCAACAAACAGTGCTTTTAGTTCCTCGAGGGTTCCTTCAACTTTAACCAAGGTAAACACCTCAGTTATCTGCTGCAGTTGATTGAATCGCAATGGCCATGAAGTCCTTTGCGGAGAGAGTAACAATTGAAGCGTTAACACGGATGGTGACGTTCAATGCTTTGCTTGAAGCCAATGCAGCGACGTTTCCGGTGATGTAGAGTTGATCGTTGACAACGAATCGTCCGTCATCGCTTCCTTTGCCAAAGTTGTCCGGGTAAAGGTCAAGAGCGTGTGAAAGGTATGCATCGTTGTCAAAGTTGAGCGTTCCGCTTGCAACCAATGCTCTATCGTTTGCAAACACAAGACCGCCACGGTTTAAATCAGTAACTTGAATGCTGGCTTGGGAGGCTGCACCAAAAGTGTTGTAGATTGCTTCTTCAGCAGTTGTGCCTTGGAAGATGAAATCAACGCTGTGAACTTGCAATGCTTGGCGGTCACCAACGTCGACGTAACTGCCGAGGTCAATTGTTGCAAACGTGTCGGTTGTAGCTGCACTGATCGTGAGCCTTTCGGTTAGGGTAAACATGCTTGTCTTTTTTGTAGCCATTTTAATCATCTCTTTGGGGGTGTTCCGGGGTTGTCCTTGTCGATAAAAATTCAAGCCGGCTCCCCGGAACAACTTGAGCACCCCCCATCCAGCACTTAATCTTCTCTATCGGTGGCACGCCGGAAGCCGCAGGCTTCTGTTACTCCCCCCAGCACACCCACCCCATGTTTCCACCACCTACTTAGGCATTTTCATTATGCGTACTTACTTATACTATGGGTTCTTAGGAGTATCATGGCCGACGAACCATTGCAGACCGACGTTTACTTGACGAAAGAACAAATTGAGTGGGTCAAGTTAGCGATCCACCGTGACATGATTTACCAGGACGAAACTGAACCAGTTGATTGGAAATACAACGTCATGGAAAGATTAGATTATGCAGCTCGCAAGTTTAAGTTCTGCAAAGAATGCTGGACGCATTGGGTCGCTCGATGGTCCGATGACAAGCACACATGCCCACCAAAGGAGGAAGAGTGATGCCAAACCGTACCATCAGCCTCGACGAAGTCAGCGATGCGATCCGAAAGCAACTGGTCAAAGACGGTCAGAACTTTTCTCACTGGGTTAGAATGCAGCTACGGCGACATCAACCCGGTGAAAGTGAACCGCAAGTGAAACCTGCACCGCCCAGGAACTACATGTGCAAGAATTGTTTCGGCAATCATTGGACTGCGGACTGTCCATCGCTGGAGGCTTCTGAATGAGACCAGGAACAATGCAAAACCTTCAATTGCTTTTGTCTGCAATTGGCAACGTTATTGATGACAATCCAAACGTCGAGCACATTACGTTACCGGAAATATGGGAATGGTTGAATGATATTATTGGAGGCATGGACTAATGTGTTTGCGCTGCCACAATTGTGATCAAGAATACTACTGCCGTCATGCGACGAGAATTCCGCAGCACTTTGATACGTTCACCGTTAAGGTGTGCAACGTCAACTTCCAGTGGATTGATAGCTGCTTTGCTTGCGATCAGCCCAAGTAAGGAATTAAGCTGATAGCAATCTGTACAGTTTCAAAACCACCGACGAGCCCGAGAGTAAGAAATGAAACGAGTACGTTTAGTTTGACCAGAGATTCGAGGGAGGATTCTTTTTCTTCACGT